CTCTAAACATGTATTCAAGTCCGAACCGAACGTTTGGTAATAAGGTTTATGTTCCTGATTCAAACACCTATGTCCTTTCCTCTCCAAGATTAGAAGGGTATGATTTCCAAATAGAAAAGGCAGAATCCTTTAATGGGGACTGCATCCTGCAGTTTAAAGAAAGAGCACCATCAAGCATCTCATGCCTTTCTTCTGATGCTAGAGACCAGTTTAAGATCAAGATAAAAGAAGATGTTGTCAAGAAGCTCCCTCATGAGATGGCATGTATGGTCCTTTTCTCTAAAACTGACATACCATTTAGGAATTATTTTCCGGGATTAACGCCATCAATCGGGAACAGGACTCCAGATCATATAGAAGAATCTGATGACGTTTTCCATGTTGTTGAGGTGAAAACAACAGCAAACCCAAGAGAAATAGATCAAGCTTACAGACTCGCTACGACAATTTACGCAGACGAATTGTCAGTGATATCAAACAAAACAACAAAGTCAATCAATTACTATGGGATTGCTGTCTCTCACAACATGCTAAAAACTAATTTGAAATTGTCAGAAAACCAGATAAACGATGTGATAGCAGCTTATGTCTTAGGAACTATGATATTAGATGTGATAAAAAGAGAATTGAAGTGGGTTGATCATGACTCAGAGAACTTAAGATCAATTGTCGAAGAATTATCTGCGTATCCAGAGAGTGATTCTGCATTAATAATTGATCCAGAAACCGTTGATGGATGGTCTGAATTCGTTGTTGACGAAAACAGGAACTACAAACATTTTGTTGATAAGACTATAAAAAACTTTAAAAATTTCTCAGGAGATGGCAAGAGTGCTAAAGAAAGGTCCGAAGATTGCATAAAAAAGTTTACCAAAGACTGTTCATATGGGGACAGAAGGGATGATTCAAAAGCTGTTGTTCAGTTACCCCTGTTCATACCCTATAAAACACCTTTTAACAATTATGAAGCAAGAGATGCTTTGAAAGGAATAGATGATCCTTTGGCTAGGCTTTGGAGACAAGCAATAGCATCTGGAATTGACAATAAAGCAAACTTTCCTATAGAAACTACAGAAGAGATAGAAGTAGAGCATTCTAGAGAAAGAAGGATGAAAAGATACAGATTTGACTATGACTTGACGAATGAGCAGAACGAGGAATTAGCATACAGGGGTGTTAAAGGAAAAGCTTTCGGCTCAAGAGTGAAAAGGGAAATAGAATTAGAAAAGAAAAAGCCTTTTTCTTTATCTGTTGAAACTAAAGATATAGAAAATTTTATAACTTCAACTGAACACTTTAGATATCATACAGGCTTCGAAGATGGGAAAATAAAAGAGGCAATTGAAATTACTTACAATAAGTGTGGTGTAGAAAGAGATTGTAATCTGAATGACATCTTGAGGAAGACAGAAATGGTTGCTTCACTCGAAATACTTTCTGAGATCATAGAAGAAGTAAACATATCAAGATCTCATAATGTTTCAAAAAACGAAATGCTTCTAAAGTATGGTAAGTTCAAAAGTTTTGCTTACATAATAAATCCTACAAGAGCCTCAGACAAAATTTATTTTTCTGTGTTGTGCAAGTGTGAAAGTAATTTCCAGTTGCCGTTTAAAAAACATTATATAAAAGTTGGAGACTATTACATATATGATTTTGTTTCTTTAGATCAGCACAAAATATCTCACTTGTTGGCATGTGACATAAAGTTCCAAAGTATAATGCTGACGACGATAGAGACATTCAGGGGAACAATAATAAAGGCTGAGGACTGGAAATCACCACAAATTATAAGGCACATAAATTTGTGCTTACTTGTTTATCTCGAAGACAAAGAAAAAACAGCAGCAGATCTTTCGCAGATAAGATATGCATACATGGATATATTACAAAATAAATTTGTGGAGATAAATCCTCTGAAGATACTATCAAAAATGTGCAAAAATCAAAGATCTAGATTATTGATATTTATACAGAAAAGGGTCATGGAGAATTTTAAAAAGATGTGTATTTCTTTGCCTGTTAGGATAGAGGCAGAAGAGGATTCTTCAGAAAGTAATTATTCATCTAAGGACAAGTTCAAAAATCTATTTTCCTGGCTTGATATGTCTGAAATACCCAGATTTGAGATAGCTTTGTTTCTATCATATCTTTCTCAACTACATAACAAGGACGAAGGTAGCGAATACCACGCTAATTTCTCAATCTTTTCTAAAGTGATATCAGAAGAGCTTAAGATGAAAGAAGTCAGAGAGGACAGGTTAGGTTTTTCTTCTGAATACGACGAAATGAAAAGCCATGAGTTTAATTTAAATTGGGTTGCAAACAGTGCAGATGTGCTTCTCAAAGAAATAGGCAAAGATAGAACTTCTCTGTCAGAACACTGTATAAGGAATCTGAGTAGGAAATCAATATTGGATTTTGCAACAACCAAGGCATCTTCTATAGTGTCCGAAGGTGATTATTCAAATGACAAGGAAATGAATATGAGAAGGAAGTGCATGGAAGGAGTGAAAGAAGTTATAGAGAAGCTCAATATCGGTGATGAGGATGCTTTTTCTAATCTTATAAAACTAATAGGTTACATCGAATCCAGAGGGGGTTTTGTTTTTGCGAATCTTTTTAAGAAACAGCAGCTGACTGGAATAAGAGAAATTTTCATACTTGATATATTTTCTAGAATCGTTGTAAACTTTGTAGAGTCTTGTTCCAGATCAGTATGTGACTTGTGTCCTGAGGAGATGTTGACAAAAGGCTCTTCAAAGCTTAAAAGGACAAATGAACACCATAAGATAGTGACATCTTTAGCAAATAGCAGATCAAAAGTTTACCACTCTAATGATGCTGCAGACGCGACTACATGGTGTCAAATGTTTGTGATGAATGTTTTCGGAGTCATGTTTTCGAGGCTTTTCGATAAAAAAGTTGCTAAGGTCCTTTGCAGGATATTGAACATGGTTACAAGGAAAAAATTGGAGTTGCCTAAAATGTTGTTGGATGCGTTTTTGGATAATCCTAATGTAAGGAGCCAAGATGAGAATATGAATGTTTTGAAAGAGCAATTCATGGGATTTTCAAGCGAAAACGATATTTGTAACACAAAGTCAATATTCATGAAGAATACAAGCAACATGATGCAAGGAGTTTTGCATTATACTAGCTCGCTGTTGCACTGTTGCTATGTAAAACTCTGTACAAAATTCACATATAGGTGTTTGAGGATAAAATTCAGTGACATGAGGTTCGTAATAACTAACAAAGTTTCATCTGATGATTCAGAAAGGCAAGCAACTATGATAGTTGATGAAGAAGTAGACAGAACTAGGGTATTACTAGCTCACAGATTACTCATGTCAACATCTTTAGCAATAAGAGACTGTTATCAGTTGTCTTGCATAAGAGACTCAATAAAGTCAACGAGATGTCTGACTAATGGTGTTGCAGAATTTAATTCAGTATTCAGAGTGTCAAACACAATTTGCCCAATAAAATTAAAGTTCACTTTTGTTTCATTAAAGATGCCTTGTGTTCCAAAGCTCGATGACAGAATAAATCAGCTTTCTAACTATAGGAAAAATCTGATTGAAAATGGCTGCGGAACATTCTTTACTTTTCATATACAAGACCTGCAGCTAAGGTACCACTATATGATGATGGGAGCAAGAAATCAGTCAAGTTTCAGAGTGTGGTCAGAAACAATAAACTTTTGTCCAATACCTAGGTTTGGCTTTATGCCGTTGGAACCAAAGAAAACTTGTGGTATTTTCGGGAATGAGCATGCTTTATATAATCTATTAAATATAAACGTTAGAGCAAGAGATGTATATTACAGATATGAGTATGAGATAGCAGATGATGTCATGAAAGAAGAAGTTCATTTCTCTGATGAAGTTGACTGGGGGAAAAGTAGGAAGTTTGCTGAATTCAAAAAGAGAATGGAAATAGACGAAGAAGGATTGGAAGAAAGACTAAAGGACGGTTCCTTTCTTTTTAAACCAGCAAAAACCAAAGAAGACCTTGAATGGAAATTAAGTTTCTTATGCAGTGATAAAAGTATAGGTCATTCGTTTGTTTTTGAAACAGAAGCAAGGGTACATGCATCAACGTCGTATATATTAAACTCAAGAGTATTTCCTGAATTCAGAGATAGAGAATTCATAGGAAAACGCAGCCTATTACACATAATGAAAGAGGCCCAAGAATACAAACCTAAGGCTATAACTCCGTTAAACGAACTGTTTAAAAATTATTACTTTTATGAACACATAAATAACATATGTAGAAAGTGTGTTGACTCACCAATCGTCTCTAAAAGAACTGTGATGAAACAGCTTAAGTTAAATGTTCCTAAGGAAACCACAGGCATCCTTGTAGATTTGAAAACTTGCATTAAGAGAATTTGGTTCAAAATAGAAACAAACGAACCAATGGAATCTTGTAGGAAGAGTTTTGAGACACACCAAAAAATCCACAAGTGGCTTTCCATGGATCCTGAAGAATCTTTTGAGAGAGGGAAATTTATTAGTCGTAAAGCAATGTACAATAAAATAAATAAGATAGAGAAAGAGAGCAGTACTGTAGTTATACTTTCTTCATCAAAATGGAGAGAAAATTTGTATTCAACATACGTTGATGTAATAGAGAACACTGTCGGAAGGGGGTATAGGTACACAACATTAGAAGAAAAAAGTGAGAAACCTATAGATGTTGGAGAAATGGATTCGTTTAAGAGATCACTAGAAAGGTATAAAGGCGAAATGCTACTCATAAATAGCAGTATGCTGAATGATCAGCAAAAAACTGATGAGAAAGAAGATTTATCAGATTCAATAGAAGGGTTGTTTGAGACAACAGAAGATGCAATAAAAGCAGCTAACTATCTTTCACAGGACGATTTACAATATGCTATAGCGCTTTCAATACGTAGAACAGAATTAGACGTCGACAGAATATTGTCTGAAACAAGAGGAGGAAGATACCATTGGTGGAGTCAGCCTCAAAAGAAGAACAAAGATGGAAAGTTTTGCGGGATTGGCACTCTTATTATAGATGTGTTTGGCAGACAGATAATCGTTAAAGTGGACATAAACGACAAACTATTAATAGTTTGTGAAGATAAGATGACTTTATCTGAGAATTTGCAATATGTGTTTTATTCTATAAATGATTGTGGTTTAGATGTGAGAAAAAGACAGTCTGAAGGAATATTATTTGCGAACTTCAAGACGAAACAAGTGACACAGTATCAACCTAAAGAAACTGAAACTTATCTTCCGGTCTCCTTGTCTTCCAGTCAGTTTAAAGTGAGAATGAGAGAACGCACTTTCCAGACAGTGATAACAGGTGCTCGTTTGACAGTGATTTCCAATGACGGAAGTGAGATGTTCAGCTCATATCCTTCAAGGCACACATTTATACAAAGAGAGGTTGAAAGCAATATATTAAGTAGATTTGCTTCAAACCCTCTGTACCTTTCATGGAGGTCATATTGGAAACTTGATCCTTTAGTTGCTTTTAGATTTGAAGGCAGATCACTGAGATCTTTTAGTGATCTAGTTCTGCAAAACAAAGAATGGTGTTTCAAAACACTGTGTGAGAGGTTAGGAGCTGGGAAACAAAATCAACTTAAAACACTTCCTGAAAAGCTGATAGCAATATCTGAGGAAGCACAAAATTCATTAGCTGCTATTGACATAGATTCTGATGACGACTTCAATATGGATCAGTACATGACTGATGACATTATTGATCAGGATGAAATGGACTATGAATTCTATCCTTTTGAAGATGAAGAGACATTACCTGATCCCTTTTATGAGAGTTCAGTGTGGTCTTGCTCTCCATTCTGGGATGATGTTATAACCTATATGAGAGAAAATATACCAACACTAATAACAGAGATATTGTCAGGTGTTGATTATCAGGTCTCTATAAGCGAGATCAGCTACAAGATGTCTAAAGATCTGAAAGGTTACTGATTCATCTGATTTTTTACTATTACTTTCATTGAAAAGTTC